TATCGCTGCCCGGAGTGCAATTCACGTTGCAAGTCGCGTGATACCCGTATTGGATAATCCCACTTCTCTAGTAGACCCAGCATCCCGTGCCCCTCTATCCTGCGGGCATGGGATTATTCTCCGCCAAACTTGAGAAGGGCGTTCTCCACGAACAGGTGTTCACGGAGTCGGCTGTTCCCAACGTAGACAGCGGCATCATCCCAGGGGTCAAGGTGTTGGGACGCAACTCCCAGCGTGGCCGGGTCTACACGGACGAAGCCATGCGAACTGCGGCACCACTCTACGAGGGTGCCATCGTCAACATCGACCACCCCGATGAGAAGCATCCAACGATCAGCCGTGGCCTGCTCGAAGGGTGGGGCGTTCTCAAGAACGTCACCGTGGGGAACGACGGCGTGATGGCCGACCTCCACTACTTGGCAGAACACCCAGCCACGCCGGTCTTGTTGGAGCGAATCAAAAAGGGGTTCCCCATCGGACTGAGCCACAATGCAGACGGGTCGTTCCGTCGCAAGGGTGGCAAGACAATCGTCGAATCCATTGGCGTCGTTCGGAGTGTTGACCTTGTCAGCAAGCCCGCGACCAACTCAACCTTATTCGAGTCGGAAACACCTGACATGAAAACAACCACCGTCCGTAGCATCTTCACCGCTCACAAGTCACGCTACCCCAAGATGGCCCGGTTGCTTGAGGAGATGATGGCTGACCCCATCATGGCCGACGCCGTTACTGAGGCACCAGTCGAGGAAACCGCGTCCCCCGAGGACCAGATGAAGGAGGCCTTCAAGGCTGCTATCGTCGCGGCGTTCGAGGACGACTCTCTGGACATGCAGGCCACGCTCGACAAGATCAAAGAGGTCTTGGAGTCCTACGAAACCGTCAAGTCGGAAGCGGCCATCGAAGACCCTGCTCCCACCGAGGAGGCTGCCGTCACCGAATCAATCGCCGCTGCCGTCAAGGCTGGCATGAAGCCGCTGCTCGAACAGCTTGGCAAGCTGGACCGCAAGGTCGCCATGCGTGACCTCTTGGACAGCCGGGGCATTGCTCCTGCGAGCCTTGGTTCGCAACGCCTCACGCTGCTTGAGTCCCAGAAGGACGTCGCGGCAATGGAAGCCCTCATTGAAAGCTGGCCACCTGCCGTAACGAACGGCTACCGACCAGCCCAGCCATCGAACCGCAACCAGAACAAAGACCAACCGCTGCCCCGTCTAATCGACCTCCGTCGCTAACCCCGAACCAACCCGTCTTTACCTATTAAGGCAAAATCATGAGCAATCCACAAACCCGTCCCAAGTCCGACCGGATCGTCTACATGGCGACATCTGCGTCCCTGGCCATCAATCCGGGCGATGCCTTGTACGAGGCGGGCGGCACGGTTTACCCCGCGTCGAACCTTGCTGATCTTGGTAGCGAGGCTGCCAACCAGAAGCAGTTCGCTGCGATGTTCTTTGGTATTGCCAACGGGCAGAAGCTATCAAGCGACACTTCGACCTCAGCGATCCCAGTGATCGTAGGCTCGGAGGTCAAGGTCAACCTTATCGCTGCTGCGACGGTTGCCGTCGGCGACCTGATCGGTGTCGACGAAGCCACGTCCGGCACGGCACTGACCGACCAGACGTTCGTCGCTGTCACAACCAACGACGCCGCTGTCGGCAGGGTTGTCGAAGCTGGCACGTCGGTAACCTCCGCATGGATTCAGCCGTTCGACCCAGTAATCGAGCGTAAGAATTCCTTGTTCGGCGGAGTCGTTGCCCAGACGATTGCCATGAACGACGCGGCGGTCGTACTAACCAAGGTGCCGGGCACACCCGCCGGTACTGTGTTGTACGGCTCCTGGTTGCTGGTCGATCCCGAAGGCAACACGGAAATCCTCACATTGCCTCCCGAAGCGGACTGTGCAGGTGACCTCCTGCTCATCAAGAATACGGGCGGCGAGACGATCACGCTCAACAACGATGCTGCGGCGACCATCGCGACCATCGCTACATCCGAGACCTGTTTCGCGATGTGCGACGGCGTTACCTGGACCGTCATGCAGCACGTATTCACCACCTAAACCAACCACTATCCCCGGCCTAACACAGCCCCAACAGGAACTTGTACTATGTTTACCTTTAGCGAACTCCGTAGCACGTTGGAGGCCCACGTCAATCAGCTTGGACCTGGATTGCAGCCGGGGCGTGGCCATCGCTCCTTTGTGGAGTCTTTTTACGAGTCAATCGGCCTGATGCGTCGTAGGAACCCTGACGACGACACAAGTACTCTAATTGAGTCCGTCGATCATAAGTCGGGCCGCAAGACCATCGCCCCGAATAGCCACAAGCCGGAGCTGTATTCCCTGCCGATTTTGGCCGAAGCTATCGGCGGGCGTGATTTCCTGGAGAGCTTCAATCCCAAGGGTGGTGACATGATCCACCTGTTGGAAGCTGGCCCAGGCGTTGACCCAACTGCATTCCTCAACATCAACACGTTCTCCGCCACTGTCGGCGGGCTGATTGAAGCGAAGATTCTCGACCCGTTCGAGAACAACGCCTTCATCGGTGACGAGTTGTTCGAGACGATCCCGACCTCCAAGAACGGTGAGAAGATGATCGGCACCCACGGCTTCGGCGCCACAGACGGCGACGGCACTCGTGACCCCGGTATGCCTCACGGTCGTGCCCAGTTCGGTGAGCGATGGGTGTCCACACCTGCGTTGACCGAAAAGGCTCTGGCCTGCGAGGTCACTCAGGAAGCTGTGTTCTACGACCTGACGAACGAAGTGTTGCAGCAGGCCAACGGCGTAGGTGAGATTCTTGCCTACGGTCGTGAGAAGACCATGCTCGACCTGTTCTGCGGTGGCACCAACTCCTACAACTACGGTGGCACGGCGTACGATACGTACCAAACCGCAACCCCGTGGATCAATACCCACACCAATCCTTTGCAGGATTACTCGGACATCGACAACGCCATAGCGTTGTTCGAGGATATGACCGACCCGGAAACGAGTCGGGAGATCGTCGTGCTACCAGACACCATCGTTCACATGCCTCGCAACGCGAGCCTGTGGCACCGGACCCTGAACAGCACCGAGACTCGTGAGGTGTCCAACACCAACACGACCACGCTCTCGACGCCTCCTCCATCGGTGTCGTCCAGCTACAAGCTGCTGTCGTCCACCATCCTCCGGAACCGGATCATCGCCTCGCTTGGCGAGTCGAAGGCCGACGCTCAGGAATACTGGTTCATCGGTCAACCGACCAAGTGCTTCAAGTGGATGGAAGCATGGCCCGTCCGCGTGACTCCCGCCAGCCCGAACGAGTTCGTGATGTTGGACCGTGGCCTCGTGGCCGCGTACTTCGCCAACTATCGCGGAGTGGGTGCGGTTGTCGAGCCACGTTACATGGTTCGTAACATCGCCGCAACCTAAGAGACATCATGGCTAAACGCAAACCAAAAGTAGAAGACACTACTCCCCCTACTCCTCCTGAGGCACCCCCCAAGCCGAAGGAGGACGGGTGGTGGAGTGTTACCATCCCTCGCTGCTTGCTAGGGACGCACATCATCCAAGCCCCCACGGCTGACGATGCCCTCAAGGTGTATTGCTCGAAGGCGGGCATTACCTCATGGGCGGAGCAGCCGAAAGTATTCCCAGCCGACGTGCCGGAGTCCGTGCCCGTCGAGGAGTAGATTCCCGATGGCACTGACGCTTGCCCAACACATCGCGGTACTGGAAACCCGGCGGGATTCTATCACGGCTAAGCTAGCCGCAATCGAGGCCGACGACGAGTTCGCGGTCGCTGGTTCTCTACCCGATGCTTCTCAGGGTGCCCTCAACGTCCAGCATGACCAGTATTACAAACGCTGGCTGGACGCTCTCGATAAGGTCAACGGCCAGCTAGCCGAGGCCCAGGGGTCGCTAGGCTACATGCGAGAAGGACGGGGGTTGCCATGAGTGTGCCGTCCGTCGATCTACGCAACCTTCACTCACGCTCCTATCAGTGGGTAGCAGGGGCACAGACAGCGACCCACGTCCTGGGCGATGCCTCGGAGTATGAATGCCACGTAGCGAAGGCGACGCCTCCTGCGGGCGACTACGAAGGCGTGGCGGCGTTTCATGCTTCACCGGACACCTGTCGCTGGTGGATGTGGCTGTACCCGTGGAATGACCAGAAGCCAAACCTGCAATCGTCGTTCGTCACAGCAGACCTCGAGAACAATGAGGAAACGTGGCTGGTGACATCGGTACTATCCGAGCAGCTAGGGGTCTATGAGTTGGAGGCGGTCCTGCAACGGACTGATACCTAATGGCCGAAGCCTCCCTTACCGGTTCCGCAGCAGGCCAATGCCTCAACGGCGTGCAAGACACGATTGTCGCTTTGGCCATGACCGGGTTCCCAACCGCCCGTGTGGTTATCCGGCAGAACGCTTATCTCCTTGAGGACGACCCGACGCCGCTCTGCGTGGTATCCCTGTTCGGCTCTCGACCAGCACCGTCAGAGGGAACCAACCGGGAGAACACCATCCACTTCGAGATCATCGTCACGCTCCACTGGGCGGGCGACCGTGGCAAACTTGGAAACATGGGCGTGGTGCTGGTGGCAATGGAAACGATCATTCAGAACTTCGCCAAGCGGGCAGCTGCATCACTTACCGTCGATGCGGGCGGTGCCTGCCTCAAGTCGGTGAATGTCCGCACGGCAGAGGCCTTGAACCGGGACGCCTGGGCACAAGGGTTCCAGGCCTTCCACTGCATTGTGGACTGTGAAGTGAGGCTCCCGTATCCAGCATGAAAACCGACATCATCGACAGCCAAGCCGACTTTGACCGCATGTATGAGGAGCTAGTCGTAGAATTCAAGAAGATCAACTGGATGCCCCACTTCGCGGGTGAGCACAAGAAGCTCGCAGCCATCCACCGCAAGTACTTCGAGACAGGCGTTGACCCGAACGGCAAGACGTGGCCCCCGTTGACCAGTGGCAAGCCTTCGTATCTGACCGATACCAAACGCCTTCGTTTCAGCCTGGGGCGTGCCGGTGGCACCCAGGACAGCGTGCGGGAGATGGTCAACGAGCCAGCGGGCCGGGGGTACTCGTTCGGGACAGCAGTGCCGTACTCGCTGTTTCACATATTCGGGACATCTCGCCTACCCAGACGGGACCATATTGGATTTAATACCATGTATCTCAGCGAAGCGGCAGACCGCACGCTGGACTATGCAATTGGAGAACTATCGTCATGACCGCTACTGCCAGCTACTTGAACAAATGGTCGTTCGACACTGAGGCCATCGACGGGTCGTCTCCTTCGTTCGACTTCAACGAGGGGTCGGACTTCATCAAGACCCAGCCGATCCTCAATGCTCAGGGTCTCATGGGTACTCGCAAGATGGACGAGAGCCGGAGTCGCGTTGGTCCGTACTC